AGGTGTAACACTAGGGTTAACTTACGTGTAACATCTGAGGTTACACAGAACGAGACACTAACGAGTAATAATAACGATATAAAGGGAAATGCTAGAAAGTTGTGTGTTATGTTTTTGCGAGTTGCTGAATCATTTGGCACGCCAAGGAACTATCAAGAACGTGATGAACTGGTCGCTGAATCATGGATCAGGCAAGGACTCGATGCAGAAGCATGGGCAGAGATACTGCAAAGCCACCTGGACTACTGCAAAGAGCAGCGCAGGGACTTTGCCAGGGGCATAGGATACTTTCAGAAGCCCGTACAACGCGCACTGAGCGGCTCTAAGGATAAAAAGGTTGCAGACGTACTAAAAAAGACTAGCGCCAGTCTGCGGCGATTGTAGGGCGATTTACGATATGGACAGGATCGAGACAATGACCAGGATCAGCTGCACAACAAATAGGCATATCAACCCATATTCAGTTAACTTTAATCCACAGGCTTTGTAAGTGACTGTAAACAAACGATACTGGTTACGCATAATTAACGTTATGCGACAAAACGTGCAATGTTAACCGGATTTCAGTTAACAAGATTCGCGCACGGGCACCCCTTGCCCCCCCACCCCTCGCGTATATGTATGGGGGTCTCAAAAAACTATTTTCCCATTTTTCATAAATGGGTTACGATATCGGATAAACAGGAAGGATTGAACGATGAAAATGTATAATATCATGCAAGCTAAAGAGATACCCAACCGTGATAAGCCAGTATGGTTACGGATTGGCAAGGCGTTTGAGAAAGAGGATGGCAAGTTGCGTATGAAGTTGGACGTATTGCCATTGCCGAATAAAGAGGGTGATGTATGGTTAAATTTGTTTGAGGACGATGGAGGCCGCAAGGATGAGGGTTTCAAGCCGAGTGGATATGACGCGCCAGGCGGTGACACGCAGCCGGCGTCAGGGTTCGATGACGACATCCGGTTTTAAACAGGTATATGATCGTCATATAGACTGTGATTTTTGTGGCGCTATGACCAGGGGCAGGGTTTGGGATTCTGCTCCTGGGGTTGTGAAGTGTGGTGCTTGTGGTGGGGAATTGAGTTATGTCGATGAAACAGTGTCCTGAGTGTGGTGGTATGGGTCAGGCTGAGTATGAACGGCCTGTGGTTGACCATTTGAATGGTGGGTATTTAGAGGGATATATGGATATTTGTGAGCGTTGTGATGGATATGGGGAGATAGAAGATGGTGAGGAGTGATAAATCCCCGACATATGCTGAGTTGCATAATGCGTTGCGGTTAGTTGAGGTTCCGGTATTTGTTCATCATGGCAATACAGCTGAATGGTGGCGCCAGTATCGCAAAGACAAGCGCGAGGGTGCGCGGCCATTAACCGGCGCAAGAGGGTCGAGATCAAAGTATGACGGATAAACGGCCACCATTGGGACGGTTTGGCGGTGTGCGTATGGTGCAGCGCCGGATCGGGCGTTCTGAAACGCTTTACCAGCATAAAGAGGCTGTTGCTGCCGAGCTGATTGCGCTTGGCACGGCCAACATAACGGATATTGTTAACCTGGATGGTTCGATAAAAGAGTTCGATCAGATACCGGAACACGCATTGAAGGCGATAAAGAAGATATCGGTGCGCGGTGAAGATGTAACTATTGAGATGCACGACAAGGTTTCGGTGTTGCGAGTGCTGGCCAAGGCATCTGGTATGCTGGATGCGGAACAGAACGAAGATAAGCCGAGTATCGTTGGTATTAACATCAAAGGGCCGGATGAGCCTATGACAACCACCTATGAGGAAAAAGATGCCCCAGAATGATGTACCTTCGCTTAATCTGGATTTCAGCAACAGTCCGACAGTCTATAGGTTTTTAAACGATGACAGTTTTGTTAGAGGGCTTATGGGGCCAGTCGGATCAGGGAAAAGCTATGGTTGTGCTGCGGAGATTATGCTCCGAGCTGTTAGACAGAAACCATCCCCCAGAGATGGTATCAGATACAGCCGTTTTGTGGTTGTTAGAAATACATACCCCGAGCTTAGAACCACCACTATCAAAACTTGGCAGGAGTTATTTCCAGAGGCCACATGGGGAGGCATGAGATGGCAACCGCCTATCTCGCATCATTTGAAACTACCTAGCCGTGGTGATGCTGCCGGCATTGACTGTGAGGTTATCTTCATGGCGCTGTCCAGCCCCCAGGACGTTAGAAAGTTGCTATCGCTGGAATTGACCGGCGCCTGGGTGAATGAGGCAAGAGAGCTGCCAAAGGCTGTTATTGATGGTCTGACGCACCGTGTAGGCCGTTATCCGACAAAAGCAGACGGTGGGCCAACATGGTATGGCATCTGGATGGATACCAACCCGCCAGACAACGATCACTGGTGGCACGATCTATCTGAGAAAAACCCGATTAAAGGTAATTATCCGTGGACGTTCTTCCGGCAACCAGGTGGCGTTCTTATGGCTGGGCCTGATGAAGTGCCAGAAAACCATCCTGAGAGCCAGGGTTTTATCCACAGCGGTGGAAAATGGTGGCAAGTTAATCCACAGGCAGAGAACAGAAACAACCTACCGCCTGGATATTATGAACAGCTGCTCGGTGGAAAAAATGTAGATTGGATACGCTGCTATGCCGAGGGCAAGTTTACATTTGTCCAGGAAGGCAGACCAGTCTGGCCAGAATATGATGATGAGCTTATGTCCGGCAATGTAGAGATTGATCCGTACTATCCTGTCCAGATTGGTATTGACTTTGGTTTGACGCCGGCAGCTATATTTGGCCAGCGCAGTACTGGCGGTGCATGGCGCATCGTTGATGAGCTGGTGACGTTTGACATGGGGCTAGAGCGTTTCGGCCAGGAATTGCTGGCAAGGATATCGGAACGATATAGCAAACATGAAATTTTGATATGGGGCGATCCGGCTGGTAACAAACGTGATGAAATCTATGAGGTCACGGCATTTGACCATCTGCGAAGCCTGGGCTTCAAAGCGCAACCAACAGACAGCAATGCTTTCCAGGTGCGGCGCGAGGCTGGTGCATCGCCTATGTCCAGGCTGATTAACAGCAAACCAGGGCTAATGGTAGATAAACGCTGTCTGAAATTGCGTAAAAGCCTATCCGGTGGCTATTTCTTCAAGCGGCAAAGCCTGGGCGCCGGCCAAGAACGGTTCAAAGATACGCCAGTAAAGAACGATCACTCTCATTGCGGTGACGCATTTGGATATTTGATGCTTGGTGGTGGTGAACAACGCAGATTGCGGCGCGGCAGCTATACATCTGCCGGCACTACACACATGGCCAATACAGATTTCGAGATAATGTGATGCTGCAATTAGCTACTGTCACCATGAGGACTGATGCCCAGATCATTCCTTATCATCCAAATCATTATTACAGCATCGAGCTAAAAGGTTATGAGCTAGATTATATTAGAACAATCCCAAATTATGACCAATACATAAATGAAAACGCTACGCCAGGACTAACCTGGACAGTAATTATCAGAGGCAAAGTTGTCGCTATCTTTGGTTTGCGCTTTCAATGGGATCGAGTTGCAGAGCTTTGGATGCTTCCTGGTGTCGGCATCGAGAATGATCCGATATCTGTAACCAGGGGAGCGCGAAAGATTTTGGACAATGTGATAGAGGAATACGATATCATGCGCCTTCAGATAGCCGTGCGTGTGCAGAACGTGACAGCATACAAATTTGCAAAAGCATTGTATTTTGAACAAGAGGCTTTAATGCGGTGTTATGGCCCAGAGTTAGCAGATTATTATTTAATGTCGAGGTTACAATATGTCAGGGATATTCAAAGCACCTAAAATGCCAGGTGAGAGTGAAGAAGCAAAAAAAGCTAGACAGCGTGCAGAGCAAAAAGCAGAGGCAGCGGAAAAAAGCCAGGCATCTGCTCTTGCTGCCACACTTAAAGCGAAAAAAACTGGTGGATTTAAAATGTTGTTTTCCCCTGTTCGTCAAGAAGGGCCGCAGTCACAAAAAACTAAACTTGGAGGCGGCAGTGACTAAAATTAAAGACGATCATAGAGTTCATCAGAAAAATCGTCCTGATCCAGTTCGCGCTAGAAATGAAGATGGCACATTGAAGGGTGATGATCCAACAACGCCAGAGACTAATGAAGCGTGGGAAGGCGGCGTAGCCCCTAAGAAGGCTGCTACCAAGAAAGCTACCAAGAAAGCTAGGAGTAAATAATGGCTGTTCTCGATAAAGATGTTGGTCTTGTTACAAAAGACGTTGGCGCTCAAAATACATTTTCTGATGGTTTGTATGTAGTAGGCGATTTTAACCTATCAATTTCTGGTACATTTGTTGCCACTGTTACAGTGCAACGTAGCTTTGACCAGGGCGGCACATGGCGCGATGTTGATACGTTCACTGCGCCAATTGAAACAGCTGGCTCTGATCCAGAGCCGGTAGTGGTGTATCGTGCTGGCGTTAAAACTGGTGATTATACATCAGGTACGGTTTCTATTCGCATTGGCCGCTAGGGGGTATTGATGACTCTCAAAAAGCATCAGAATCCCAAAGGCGGTTTAAATGAGGCCGGACGTAAATTCTTCAAGCGTAAAGAAGGCGCAAACTTAAAAAGACCAGTAAAGTCTGGCGATAATCCTCGCCGTGCGTCCTTCCTGGCACGAATGGCGGGGAACTCTGGGCCGGAGCGTGACGCAAAGGGAAGACCCACCCGCTTGCTTTTGTCCCTCCGTGCCTGGGGTGCTTCATCTAAAGGAGATGCCAGAAAAAAGGCAGCGTCCATAAGCAAACGAAACGAGAGCAAAAATGCCTAAATTAGAGATTAAAGAAATCATGGGGCGTGAAGCCAAGGCGCAATCCAGAAAAGATGAATGGCGTTCCATCTATGAAGATTGTTATGAATATGCGCTGCCCCAGCGCAATCTTTATTCTGGATATTATGAAGGCCGTGTGGCCGGCAAATCAAAAATGGCTAGAGTTTTTGACTCAACAGCTGTTCATGCCACACAACGCTTTGCTAATCGTTTGCAAGCTGGACTGTTCCCGCCATATAAAATGTGGTGTCGGTTAGAGCCAGGTTCAGCAATCCCAGAGGAAAGCCAGCTGGCGGCTCAAGAGGCTCTTGATAAGTTTAATGTGCGTATGTTCGAGGCATTGCGTCAAACAAACTTTGATTTGGCTATGGGTGAATTTTTGCTCGATCTTGCTGTCGGTACAGGCGTGATGATGATTACCCCTGGTGATGAGGCAACACCAATCAGGTTTACATCAATCCCACAATATCTTGTTGCCATTGAGGAAGGCAGCTATGGCAATGTGGATAATGTGTATCGTAAGTTGCGGGTCAAAGCAGAAGCTATCCAGCGTGAGTTTCCAGACGTAACAATTACACCAGATTTACAGGATGCAATTGATCGAAAGCCAGAAGAAGAACTCGATCTGTTTGATGCTGTTATCTTTGACCAGGAGTCAGGGCGATATCACTACCATGTAATCTGGCCATCTAAGCGTCAGGAACTTGTGTATCGTGAGATGCGTTCTAGCCCGTTTATCGTGGCACGTTACATGAAAGTTTCCGGCGAAGTATATGGCCGTGGCCCACTGGTAACAGCTATCAGCGATATCAAAACACTTAATAAGACTCTGGAACTTGTGTTGAAAAACGCAAGTCTGGCGATTGCTGGCGTATACCTGGCAGCTGATGATGGTGTTCTAAATCCACAGAATATTAAGATTCAGCCTGGTGCAGTTATTTCTGTTGCCAGGACAGGTGGGCCGCAAGGCGCATCACTAGCGCCAATGCCGAAATCTGGCGATTTCAATACCAGTCAGATTGTCATTCAAGACCTACGAATGAATATTAAGAAAATAATGATGGACGATACGCTGCCGCCTGATAATATGTCGGCTCGGTCAGCCACGGAAATCGCAGAACGCACCCGTGAGCTGGCCACGAATTTAGGTAGTGCCTTTGGTCGCCTCATCACAGAAACAATGGTTCCGATTGTTAGCCGCATTTTGTTTGTGATGGATCAACAGGGATTGATTGATCTGCCGTTGAAGGTCAACGGTGTCCAGGTCAAGGTCACACCAGTATCTCCATTAGCCCAGGCACAAAAACTGCAAGAGATTAATGATCTTGTGCAATATATGCAGATTGCTAACTCAATGGGGCCACAAGGCCAGGTCACTGTATCTGTACCAAAAGTCCTGGAATATATTGCAGAACGTCTTGGCATTGACCAGAATGTTCTTAATAGCCCAGAAGAACAGCAAATGATTATGCAGCAAATGGCACAAGCACAACAACAAATGGAACAGCCACAAGAAATGAATGATGGTGGCGCCATGCAGGAGGCCATGCAATGAACGAAGTTGAAGGATGGGATTCTTTAGAGCCAGCTTTCGCTGAACCAATCAGAGCTGATGACTTGGATATCATGTATGGCCGAGTATTTAAATCAGAAGAAGGTCAAAAGGTTTTGCATCATTTAAGGCAAATCACTATTGAGCAACCATCCTGGAATCCAGGAGAGGATGCTTCATATGGCTATGTCAGAACAGGCATGGCCGAAATTGTAAGACTAATCGAAAAAAGGGTCGAGAGGAGTAACAATGGATAATCAACAAGCCGCACAGGAAGCCGTACAGGACGATGCACCGCTTCTAAACCCACAGGCAGCTGCCGAAGCACCAGAGGCCGTACAAGAGGCGCCTATGCCCTTGCATGACAATTCTGAGCCAGAGCAACAACAGTTCACAACTGATACTGAGGAAGACGCTCCGTTAGAGCGTCCTGATTACTATCCAGAGAAATTTTGGGATGAGGATGGGCCTGATGTTGAAAAGCTGGCTAAATCGTATTCGGAACTTGAAAAAGCATTTAAAGCCGGCAAGCATAAAGCCCCAGAAGGTGATTACGATGTTGCGGATTTGGTGGATCGCGGTCTTGATTCAGAAGACCCAGCTCTTGTTATCGCTCAAGATTGGGCTAAAGAAAACGGTGTATCCCAAGCTGCTTTCACTGATCTCGCCTCTCGCATCATGGAAATTAGTCAAGAAGCTAATGAAACTATGGAAGTAGATCGCCGGCAAGAAATGTCAAAGCTAGGTGAACGTGCATCTGAAAAAATTGAAATGGCAGAACGTCTATTGATGAAGGCGCCATTGAATGACGCAGAACGCAATGCTATGGCGTTTAGTTTGAATAATGCCGATGCAATCAATGCGTTCCTTAAATACCATTCATCTCTGACTAATGAAGGTATACCTGTAAATGCGGCAGTATCTTCACCAGAAATGAGTCGTACTGATCTTGAAGCTGCTATTGCTGATCCAAGATGGAAAACCGATGTAGCATTTAGAACAAAGATTGAAGAACAATGGATGAAGGCAAACAACTAGATATAGTTGCAAAACCTTTCATTTGTGTGTAAATATAGTATTCGGAGGTTAACCGCTTGCGGCCCTTCTATGTGGTGAACCCACTGGTGGGCATGACCATTTCATGCAAGCAAACCGCCCGACTACATCGGCCAACGGTATGCGGCAAGTTGAAACCTTAATAGGAGGATTCTGCTATGGCGCAGAGTGTAACCAATGCTTTTGTGACCCTCTTTGAAGCAGAGGTCAAACAAGCATACCAAGCCGAGGCTTTGCTGCGTGGTACAATGCGTACACGCACAGGCGTCCAGGGCAACACCGTCAAATTTCCGAAAATCGGTAAGGGCGTTGCTACTGTTCGCGTGCCTCAAACAGATGTAACCCCGCTGAATGTAACTTACAGCCAGGTTACTGCAACCATGAGCGACTATATTGCTGCGGAATACAGCGACATTTTCCACCAGTCTCATATCAATTTTGATGAGCGCCGTGAACTTGTCGAGGTAGTTTCAAAGTCAATCGCTCGGCGTATGGATCAGCTTTGTATTGATGCTCTCGATGCAGCTGCTTCACCATCAACCGTTGCCACAGGTATTGGTGGCGCGACTACTAACATGAACATCGAAAAGCTCCGTGCAGCTGCAAAGGCGCTGAATGAGAAAAACGTACCGGCTGAAGGACGTTATCTTCTTATGCACGCTTCACAGCTCGATGCTCTACTTGGTGAAACGGAAATCACCTCAAGCGATTTCGCAAGTGTCAAGGCCCTAGTTCGCGGCGAGATTAACTCGTTCATGGGCTTCCAGGTGTTGACAATGGGTGATCGTGATGAAGGTGGCCTTCCAAAACCATCAACTCGCACTTGCTTTGCTTGGCATCGTGATTCAATGGGCTATGCAGAATCAATGGCACAAAAGAGTGAGGTAAATTATGTCCCAGAAAAGACATCATTCCTCGTTTCTTCTATGTTCTCTGCCGGTGCTATTGCAATTGACGATGAAGGCATCGTTAAAATTTCTTGTACTGAATAAGGAGGATAAACGATGGCTTTTAGTTCAACAGGTTTTGCAACCATTGGAGCCGCAAAGCGAGGCAATGCCCCAGCTCTGTACTCCTATAGCACCACAGACACGATTGCTACTGTAAACACCGAAGGTTATTTCAACAGTTTGTCAGACAGCCTAGAAATAGGTGATTTGATTTATTGTGTAACTTCAACAGGTGGAACAGCCGTAGCAACTCTAGTGTATGTATTGTCAAATGCTGCTGGCGTTGTTGATGTCAATGATGGCACAACACTTGCCAACACAGATGGCGACTAACACGGACGGGGCAGCTTCGGCTGCCCCCTCTTAACAAGAGGAGAGTGGTATGGCAGCTGGCGATACAGGTTTATCAATTTGTTCTGATGCACTTATTATGCTGGGCGCCGCGCCCCTTTCTTCGTTTACGGAAGGCACTGACGCTGCCCAGGCTTGCGACAGACTTTACCCAGATTTAAGAGATGGCCTGTTATCAAGATATCCTTGGAGTTGGTCATATCAAAAGCAACAGCTGGCTAGATTATCATCCACCCCGACAAATGAATGGCAATACGCATATCAGCTTCCTGGCGATATGCTTTCTGGCGTTAGGGCGCTGTTTGCCAGTTCTGGCACTAATGAGCAGCCTTTGCGTTATGGATGGGAGATATACGGCGATCAGGTCTTTACGAACCTAGAAACAGTTTATATCGACTACCAGGCCACAGTTAATGAAAGCAAGATGCCAAACTATTTTGTGCATTTTCTCCGCACTGCGATGGCATCAGAGTTAGCTATGGTTATCACTGACCAGGTAAGCAAGGCAGATTATTTCAGAGCTTTGGCGTTTGGAACGCCAGGTGAGAATGGCCGTGGCGGTTTGTTCCGTGAGGCAATGAACGTGGATAGCCGTGGCCAACCACCGCAAGTTATCGAGGATTATTCTCTTGTAGATGTAAGGGGCTGATATGGCGCGGATAATCCAGTTCCAAACAAACTTCAGCGTTGGAGAGCTTGATCCGTTACTCCGTGCCAGGACTGACCTAGAGCAATATCAAAATGGTTTAGAGACAGCCCAGAACGTCATTGTGCAGCCACAAGGCGGTGTTAGGCGTAGACCAGGCACAAAGTTTATCCATGACTTTGGCAGCACATTTACAGATTTCAAAATCATTCCGTTTGAGTATAGCGTCAATGACAGTTATAGCCTGGTCTTTGTAAACCAGCGCATCTATGTGTTCAAAGGCGGTGTGTTGCAAACAAACATCAATGGCAGTGGTAATGATTACATAACAGCCACAGCAATCACGGCAGCAATGCTAGATGAGCTGAATTACACCCAGGCTGTTGATACGCTCATTCTATGCCATGAGGATTTAGAAACACAGCGTCTAGTTCGTAACAGTGACACCAGCTGGACATTGGGCGCTTTGCCACTATCGTTTATTCCTAAATATGCCTATGCGCTAGATACACATGAGCCTACATTTACGATTACGCCAAGCGCTGTTTCCGGCAATATAACTATAACAGCGTCATCAGTTACAACTGATACAGGTACAGCACAAGCCGGCGGTGCAGATACTATCACGCTCAAAGCGGCATCTAGCTTTACAAGTGACGATCAACCTAATGGTATGTTTATTACGCTTACATCTGGCACTGGTTCTGGTCAAACACGCCATGTTGAGGATTATGTCGCATCAACAAAAGTCCTGACTGTTTATCCAGCTTGGGATACAGCACCAAATGCAACAACAAACTATAAGATAGAAGCATTTGCTGAATCAGCGGTTGATGAATATGCCAATGTTAAAAATGGTTTTGGCCGTGCAAGATATGTTGAGTTTGTTAGCGCAACAGAAATGAAAGCATATGTCGAGATTCCATTCTTTAGTACAGATGCGATTGCTTCTGGTGATTGGGAATCAGAACATGGTTATGAACCAACTTGGTCAAGCACAAGAGGATGGCCACGATCAGCTGCTTTCCATGAAGGCCGGTTATATTTTGGTGGCAGCAAATCCAGACCAAACACAATCTGGGGTAGCAAGGTAATTAATTATTTCAACTTTGATACCGGCACAGGTTTAGATGATGAAGGGCTAGAAGCCACCATCAATACTAATCAGCTGAATGTAATTGTGCATATTAACTCTGGGCCTGATTTCCAGATATTTACAACTGGTGGTGAATTTGTTGTCGCGCAATCAAACATTGATCCGATTACACCATCAACATTTCTAATCAAGCCACAAAGCCGGATTGGATGTAAACCTGGTGTACCGCTTGAAAATCTGGCCGGCGCAAGCATCTTTGTGCAACGCCAGGGCAAATCGCTTATCAGTTTCCAGTTTACTGACACGACTAATAGCTATGGAACACAAGCGCTATCGGTATTGAGTTCGCATCTATTGAGCGATCCTATTGATTTGTCAATCAGGAGAGCCGCATCAACTGATGAGACAGACCGCTTATTCCTGGTAAACAGCGGCGGTGATATGATTGTTTACTCATTGTTGGCCACACAGAATGTGATTGCTCCA